GAAATCGCGCCATAAATAACCCCGACGCCCATTCCGGCAAGGGCGATTGCCGCCCCGGCCAGCATCAGTTGCGCTTCATCACTATTAAACAACCGGCGCATTTTGAGTACCTTCTGGATTGACGCCCAAAGCGGCGGCTTGTTCTGCTGAAAGGGCGGTGGCTTCGCCTTGCACCACGGCGACTTGGCCCACGCCCGCGCCAGACGCAACCGATTGCAGCAATTGCGCTTGAGCCGCTTGCACTTGCGCTGAGTAAGTCGTCTGAATTTGTTCCCACAAATCGGGCGCATTGGATTTGATGACCTGCAATTGGGCGGTCATTTGCTCAACCAAAAGCAGGAGACTGGAAATTGCTTGGATAACGGCGGGATTCATTGGGTAGCCTTTACAGTGGTTGCCATGTTTGCGAGTTCTGCAATTGCTGCGTCAAACGCAGTTTGTTCAGCGCTGGTCAGAGTCGGTTCACTTTTTGCCATGCAAACCGGATTGATGACCCCCATTAAGCGGACCAGTGATGCGCGCTGAATGGGGCTGAGAAAATTTGCGTTTTGACCTACCACTGCGAAGGCATCTCCCGCGCCAGCGCAAGAAGTTGCAACCGGATGTGTTGCAAACGCAGTGGACAAATCTCCGGCAGTGGTTGACGCGCAGCCAGACATACCGAAGCCGAAAGCGCCGCACAAAACGACAGCGGCCAAAACAACACGATCAGGGAGAGAACGAAAGAGGCGCAACATTTTTATACTCCTTTATTGACCAGAGGCAGGTGAACCGCGCAGAAACGAACCCAGCGTAGCGGCGACAAGACCTTGAACGGTAGTGACAGTACCGGCGTCGAGATTCAGATGGAAAAAGCTGTTGCATACCAGCAAACCAACGCCACCGATACCCAAAAGCACATGCGCCAAATCAGTCTGTGCAGAATTCATGAATTTACTCCTTAGTTACGAAAGTATCATGCATGTAGATCAAAAGTTCGGCCTTCAATTTCGAGACCTCTTTTTTAACCCCCATGTTGATATATAGACTATAGACGCTGCCGATAAATGTAGCAAGCCCCATCAGCGTATTTCCATCTACAGAAAATTCCATTCTATTTTTCCCCTGTGCTATAGCCCTTCAAAAGGAATAACCCCCCGGCAATGACTACGACGCCAAGCACGACCATAACGGCCCGGCCCGAGTATTGCAAGAGGGTAGAGATAATTCCGCCACTGTCAGAACTAGCAGACGATGACGGGCTGGGCGCGGGCGAGGGGGTTCCGTTGATAGCATTCAGGATACTGCTACCGTTGACCGATGCAGAGGAATAGGCCGAACCGATTGCGGCGAGTGCCGCATCTTTGTCCGGCCCGTTTGCCATAGCGTTAATCTGACGCTCAAAATCAGCCAGATTTCCGGAAAAGATATCCGTCGCCATTATGAGCTAGCCGCTTTTTGGGAAGCGGCTACCGTGAGGGGTGACATATGCTGCCGTGCTACGTAGCTGGCCGGGTCTCCGCCACCTGTTGCATTCAATGCCGCTTGGGCATTATTGATGGCCGATGAGATATCCGAAGAAGATAGCGACGGATATGGCGTGATTGGCAGTGCGGCCAAAGTATTGGCCGTTGTGGTGCCGGTCGTCGCATCGCTTGTTCCGGTATCAACGCCAACCGTGTTATAAGTCGGGTCCGCTGCGAGACCCGCCAGCATGGTGTCGAAATCTTCCGTGCTCAAGGGTTGACCGGAAGCCAGACTACTCGAATCGGTCTCATCATATTGCGAGGTCAAATCGCCATCATCGTTTTGCGCTGCCTGTTTTTTCTTGTAACGCTCATACAAGAAAACACCGACAGCGATAGCGGCGACAATCCCGACTTCAAAAATGATCTTTTTATTCATCAGTGAATTGTCTCCCCGTTAATTGCAGTATGCGTCGTGCCATCAAGCGGGCAATTGATGCCGCCGCCATCAAAGAATGAAGGGTACGTATACAGGGGCGTATCGTTCACATGGTAAACGAGACCTGCCTGCGTAATACCGATATCGTTGAGGCTAATACCGCAAGCTTGATAAAGCTCAACAGAGTTATGATCGGTTGCAATCTGATTGTGAAAATCAGCACGTCCTTTACCGGCTCGTGCAGTATTGCCCATTGTGGTAAATGGCGCATCCACGTCCGCGCCGCAAGTGGTATATCCACCAACCCAATTAGATGCTTCCGGGCGATAGGTATAATTATGACCTTGGCGCGTCATCGGATTTTCGCCCGAATTCAAAGAATGCGCCAAAATTTGTTTGCGTTTTCCATTCCAGCGATGAAACAGAATTGCCGCAATCAAAATAACGCCTGCAAAAAGATATTCGCCTTTCATGATACCCCCTTACAGGAAAGCCATTGCTACCATTGCAGCGGTTGAGAGCCAAGCCGATGTATTGCTAGACGACTTGGAATTGTTGCTTTGCGTATTGGATGCGTAGAGACTGTTATTGCTTTGGGTGATTGCAATATCCTTGGCGTTATTGCTAGCGATATTCGTGCTATTAACTTGCGCCAAAGAAACTGCAGTTTGGTTATTGGATTGATTCAGCGCAACAGTTTGCTGTGCTTGCGTTTGGGCAAGCTGAATATCACGCTGGGCCGATGTTTGCGCCAATGTGCTGATCAGCGTGTTATTGGAATTCAGCGCCTGATAATTGGCCTGAATTGTTGCGAGGTTTTGCTGGGCTGTGTATTGATTCAGGTTATCTTGCGACTGGATTTGAGCCAGCGCCAATTGCGTGCTATTGCTATTTGCTTGCGCTTGGGCTTGTGCCTGAATTTGTTGCTGTTGAATACCGGCCTGCAAAAGCGCGTCAGCGGAGGGCGCGGACGAATCCGACGTACCGCCCGACGAACCAGAACCGGCCATAGAATGAACGATCATGACTACAACGATAGCCAATGCTACCGTTGCAACGGGATGTTTTTTAACGATTTCCGGCATTTGAATAGCCATGATCAACCCCCGCTGGTATACATATTAGACGCTTGATCATCCAGAAGCGGTTGACCAACAATCGTACCGGCCTGCAAACCGCCATAGCCATAAGTTGGACCTTTGTACTGGTCCTTATAAATTTGCGGGCTTTGCATGGTCCGAAACTGGAACATGTTTTGCAAACCTTCGCCGCGCAATGGCTGATAAGGCAGGTGGTAAGGCAATTCAAAAACGTAGTTGCCTACCCCCGGCCCCGGCAGAGTGCGGGGCGTAAAATGGTAAAGCAAGTTTTCATCATCCATTTTAGCCCCCTTAATTAATAGCTGGAAAAGCCGTTGCCGGTTACAGGCGCTTCGGCAGTGCCAAGGATTTTACTAAAGCCGCTAGCTGCCGACGAAATCACCGAACTGGTTTGCGCGTTACGCGAAACCAGAATGGAGAGAATCGCCACGCCGATAATTGCGGTCAGAATGGTTACGATAGATTCAGTGACGTTATTCATTTAATAGCCCCTTGCGTATGAATACGGCGTGGACGACACAATACTATTTTGATTTATTTGAGATTGAACCGTTACCCCGTTCGGTGCAGTCTGCCCGGTGCTTGGCGAACTACTCGCAGACGGGCTAGGCGATGCCGGTATGCTGGCAGTACCCGCTTTCAATTGACTAACAAAATTGTCAAAGAAATTATGGTTCCGGAAAATCAGCCCCAAAATAATCAACCACATGAACAGGTCAGAGACTCTTTTAAGCGGATTGTAGTATCCGACCATGCCCACAATGATAAGCGACAGAAACCAGTATACAAAGTTATTGTCGCCGGTAAAATCCCCTTCAATCAATGCAAGCAAATCTGACTGCGAACCGCGCACAGCGGAAATAATCAATGCCAGCCCGACAACGATAATAACGAATGGCATAATTTAAATCCCGAATGCTTGCAAGTATTTGGATAGTTCGCCGCGCTGCGTGATAAAAATAATGAACGCCAGAACGAGCAGGCCAAAAATGACAGAGGTTTGCGGCATGATTACATTGCCGCTTGTTGACCACCGCCACTTGCAGCGGCTTTAATTTTGCCCCAATGTTTCCAGCCCATAAACACCACAACCAGAACCACCAGAATGGCTACCCAATGTTTTGTCAGCATGATTTGCTATCCTTTATGCTACTTCGGTAATTTCGCGCAAGACAAAGTGCCAAAGAATTGTCAGCACAATAATCAGCCCGAGGAAAAGTGCCCAACCCATAACGGACATATCCGTCTTAAAGGGTTGGGCGGCCCAAGTAGCCACAGCGCTCGAAACGCTTGCCTTTTGGTCGCCGCCCATATTACCCCCTTAGTTTGCAGCCAGCGAACCAGCGCCAGACACTGCGCCAATCATCGCGAACGATTCGAAGAACGTCAGCGCATAAGCGCCCGCCGCTGCGGTGGTCGGATTCAGAATCAATTCCATATTGCCGTACTGGATGGTACTGATCGGCTTGTTGCGGTGATTGAAGTAATAACCGCCCGCCGGCAAGTCAGTACCAATTGTGTTGCGGGTCCATGTCGCCGACAATTGCGGATTGATTTTGAAGGTGTTGGTATAGTTCGCGGTTTGGAGCGCCCAATAATTGACGTCAGCACCAACGCCGAGACCTGCTGTCGTCGCATTGTTATTGTAAACGACAATGGTGCCCAAAAAGTCGCGGAAGTTGGAGTATTGAATCGGATACTCCTGATTGGCGACGATGGCGGTTTGAGTGGTGTATTTCAAGTCGTAAATCGTCGACAAATCCAGCGTCGGCAGAATGACGCTGCCGGTTTTGCTATCGGTCGGCAGTTGATCAACGTAATGCTGGTATACGTTATAAGTGACATTGGTGATGGTGCCGGCGCTACCGGTATAAACTGCCGAAGTGCCATCACCGGAAGCGAGAAGCGCATTGGGGTTGAAAGTCAGCGCCAGATTCATGGTCGCGTTAACCACGTTGGCGTAAATAGCGCCACGGAAATCCTGATCTGAATAGGCCAGCGGAATAAAATATTCCATGACCACTGTACCGGTGCCGGAAGCGGCAATTGTTGCAGGTGCCGAAATAACCGAAAAATTAGAACCGTATTTCATCGGGCTATCAGTGGCGACACTGGAACCCCAAACACGTTGAGCTTTCACGGTATTCAGCAACGCAATATGCATGCCAGTCGTATTGATACGCTGATTATTGTTCAAATCGTTGAACGTGATATTGCTCAACAAATTGGACGGACCGTAAGGGGTCAGCGTCATGGTGCCGCCCGCACTATTGGTAATGTTGGCGGTGATTTGAACAGTGAAGCCAGTCAACAGGCCAACGTTGCGTGGGGCAATATTGACGGTTTGCTGGTTGGCCGGAACAATCGATGCGGCGGCGATGGATTGCGTCATACGCACGCCGTTTTGAGCAACCAAAGCGCGGGCTTGCGCGTTAGCAGCTTTTGCTTGCGCGGTTTTTTGCGCCTTGGTCATTTGGGCAGGTTGAGCAGTTGCCATGTTACATATCCCCTTGATTGGTAGAATGGTATTCGAGACCTACATGCACCAGAAAACTGGCAATCATCAGCATGAGGATGACGACAAACCAGTTTTCGGGCACCTTCAAAATTCCCCAATTAATGGGGACGGCGTCAAGGATTTCAGACATTTTCGCTACTCACAGTCGAAGCGCCGGATTTACCCTTGCGGATAACAGACCCGGCGAACGCCAGAATACCGAAACCCAAAGCCGCCATCAGGACAATTGTAATCCAGTTGGTGACATTCCAGGTCAAAACAGTACGTTCGGCCATTTGTTTAATTCCCCTTATTGATTCAGGTATTGCAAATTACGGTATATCACAATACTGCCCGATTATCAAATAAACCTTGATTTTTTAGGCAACCGTTTATCGAATCGGTCGATGATGATTTCCTCATCTTCGACCGGCATAATAGCCTCAAACTTGTTTTCGGCCACATCATAATAGTACGAGTGATAACGGGGCAATGCGTCCATATCCATTTTATTCCGCACAAAACCCTGCACCTTTTTAATATCATCGGGCGCAATCAGGCGAAACACCTGAATAAATTCAGCTTCGGAAATAACGAATTTGGAAATCCATGACGGGCGTTGCGACAAATTGATCATGGGAATATGCAGCGAACGCCCTTGGGTCAAAAGCGCGTTATACGCTTTAGAGCGCTGATCCAGCATATAGCCTTCATCGACATATAAACCAAAGTTGCCTCGTCGGTGAATTTTACGCATGAGATTTTCAACCGCATCGTCGTCAGCGCCTGATTCTGGATGAAAAACATATACGCCGTTTTTAAGGCGGCTAATATCATCATTCAAATCAATGTGCTGAAAACCGCCGATGCGGTTGAATATCCCATCATTCTTGAAATCAAGAATGCCCCAGGGTTTCTTATCGTAATTACGATGCGACAAATGCCACATAGCCGCTTGGCTCTTGCCTTCGCCTGTTTTGCCGACGATAGTCAAACGCTGGGTGTCATTTGGCAAACGCATTTACATACCCCGGTTTTTGAGTTGCTTTTGCTTCTGGTAAATAATCATTGCGCGCGGCCCGTATACGGAAGCCAGCACAATAACCAATTGACCCCACGCAATGGCTTTTGGATCGACGTTAATCGGGTACATGGATTGTACTTTGTCGATTGCATCGCCAATCTTTTTAGCCTCGTCAGGCTGTAACATCAATAGCGGTTCTTCAAATTTTGCTGCCGCCATCATATGCAGACTCATGAGCGTGGCGGAAATGAAGTCGCTTAAACTAGCCTTCTTTTGAGACGTTTTACTGCCGCTTGCGTTTCCGTCGCCGTTTCGACTGCCGGGCTTTCGACCTCGTCGCTTGGGTTGACTGCCGTCACCGCCACTACTTCCGCTGTCTCCGCCGTCGGTGACTGTGGCGCTAGCTGGGTCAACGTATCCAGAATCGCCGTCACTTGGTCCGCTGTCGCCATCGCCACTTGTTCCAATGTCGCCACTTTCTGGCTCAATTCGAATGTTGTCGATGAGGTCTGCCCCACTTGTTGATTTAGCCATTCTAAAGATCCCTCAAGCAATTCTGTTTTAGTTTCAATGACCTCGTTTTGTTCTTCGAGGTCTTTGATATGTTCGCCTTGCACGATAATAGCGGCAGTTTGGGTTGCCTCTAATTGTTCATGCACTTCTTCGGACGGTTTATCGTCATCGCCCGTAACGATAGTTACGTTGCCCATAATTAAATGTCCGCATTGGGATGAACGCGTTTGAATTCAGTAGCCAGTTTTTCAAGGCGGCTATTGGTTGCTTCTAACTGCCCTTTCAAATAGCTAATGACAATTTGCGCCGTTTCCAGACTATCCACTTTGATTTGATCCAGCGGAATATTCTGGTCAGGCGATTCAAAACCGATCTGTTCCAGAAGATCATGCGATGGCAGATCATCAGGCACTGTCAGAGAATTGCCGGACATAGCCGGGGCAGATACAGCATGGCCTGTCAGACTGGCAATGGAATTTTGAATTTCTTCGATCATAGCATTAAACCTCTTTGTCAGATTGAACATGATTTGCCCCTTGCATTTCGAGCAGGATTTCAAGGATGCGGTTTTGCGTATCCTTGACTTCTGTAATGCTTTTTTCAATTGCGGAAAAACGCGCATCATTAACTTCAATGAACGTTTTGGCTTGGTCGCGCAACTCCTCAAACTTTGCAACCAATTCATCGGGATCGATATTGACTCCCATTGCTTTCAACATCATTTGGAGTGCCATTTTAGATTTCTTCCCATTCAATAATAGCGCCGTATCCGACGCTGGTATAAATCTGGCCGAACGTTACTACCACGGCCTCCTGTACGCCATTCAAAATTAATGCTTTATCATTGCGTGTTGCAAATACGGTTTCATGAATACTCGGATCATTAACCGCAATATTATAAGAGTCAAACGGAATCCATGTGACAGAAGAAAAGAATGGATTCACGTAACTGCCCGACGGGGGCCGGGTATATGACATGTTGGAAGTATAGGCGGGATCATTAATTGAATCAAATTTAATGATGCTGCCTGGAACATAGGTAGAACCAGCATTTAATGTGTATGCGCTGGTTTTATAAATAGTGACCGCATTTGCATTTGTTTTATCCCATCCCTGCACGGCAATTCTTTTAATTCGGATTGTTTTATTTGCCGAACCGGTAATGATTGCAACCGGAAATATCCCGCCGCCCGAACTTGCGCCGGTCGCCAAAAGAATACCTGCATTGCCCTGATAAGTCGGACGCTGACCTTCGGTGCTGGTCGAAATCAATTGACCGCCGACATTGATAATTGGATTAGCAGTGGTCCATGCGCCCGGCTGTACCGGAAAATTGCACAACCACAAATTGACATACTGCGAACCGTTCTGATTGGTGACAACCAGCCGCGTGCTATCCGTGCAAAAGATGGGTGTGAATTGTTGAGAATAAGGCGCGCAAACAATAAGTTGTCCGGTACTCTGCACTAATACCGTAGTGCTTACGGCAACTTGCGAATTATCGATAAAAATAGTTTGCGGGACTGGCACAGCCGTTAATGATTGACGCAATGAGAGGTCAATCAAAAACTGATTGGCATTGGTCAGATTCATAGTGTATTGCGTAATTTGCGGGGGATCGCGCGGATTTTCGATATGCCCGAAATTATGCGTTTTTAAGCCCGTATATACACCGCCAATATTCAGCGCAACAATTGAGGTAGTCATCAGACTTCTTCCCATTCAATCGATGTGCTCATGCCCGTCGAAGAAGCGCTGGCCGAATCGGCGCGAACAACCATCCACTCATTAACGCCGTTCAAAATAAATGGCACATCATTGCGGGTAGAGAAATCAAATATCATTTGATACAGTGTACCCGCACCTTGCGAATAAATGGCATACGTCACAGTCAATGCCGGGGCCGCGTTATAGCCATGCGGAACGGCCGTCGCGGCAGATGCATTGCTGGTATCGAATTTAATCGTCACCGGCGTCGTTGCAGTGCCGCCAGTATTAGCAGTGGCGCGCCCCATTTGAATGGAAATCAGCGAGCCGCCTGTACATACGGCCAAAGCGATAATACGTTTAATGCGTACTTTTTTAGTCGCGCTACCCTGCAAACTTGCATAGACCGTAGTCACGTCATTGGATTGGCAAGTAGCGGTAAATGTTGCTCGATTGCCTTCGGAATTAACCGACAATTGATTGGTGGTCAAATTGATTACCGTACCTTCCAGAACGGCGTCAGTGACTGCCAATTTACCACCTGAAATAATGGCTTCTACAGCCGCGTCCTGCACCTGCATTTTACCGGCGCTCACTGCCCCGGCAACCGTCGCAGAGCTGGTCGCTGTGTTACTGGTATTGGTTGCAATGGCTGCGCTATTGGTTTCCGTCGTCAAAATCTTGCCGCCAGAAATCGTTGCTTCTAATGCAGTATCTTGAACCTGCATTTTACCGCCACTGACTGCACCTGCAATAGTAGCATTAGTACCTTGAATAGCCGCTGTATCTGTGAGAATTGCGGCGCTATTGGTTTCCGTCACCAGAACTTTACCGCCAGATACCGCCCCCTCAAGAATGGTGTCTTGCACCTTGAACGTAGAACTGCCCGCAATAACTGCATTCAAAATTGCATACAAGCCGGGGTCAGTCACTGTGCTGCCTGCACCTTGCGCTCCCCACATGAACGGGTCAATTTTGAAATTGGTAAACCAAAGCCCGACGGTGACAGTGCCAGATTGACCGGGGCTAGAAGCGGTGACTTGCGTATTTTGCGTGGCGAAGATCGGAAAAAAACCCTGCTGCAAAGCAGGGACATAAATCGTCTGACCAGTCGTACCGATATTAATTGCAACCGTTTGGCTGTTCTGTGAATTGTCCACAAACACAGTCTGCGGAATATCCACATATTTCAGCATCTCTTGATGCGTGAGATTTAACGCGTAAGCGGTGACAGTAGAAGAAAACTGGCATTGATAATTGACTGCCCCCGGATTGCATGGATATTGCTTGCGGGTGGCGAATTGATAGCCGGCGCGAGCCGACAGTACGCTAGTTAACATGGTTTATTGCTCCTTCACGGTGAATCCGTGCTTTTTCAATTGTTCTACGATACTGTCAGCATACGACGATGCGCCATTATATGCCAGGGCGAACGCATGACGTTTGTCGGGTGAATTGGCTAAATCCTGTACCGTAAAATCAATTTTGTGCTGCACGCAATAGCGCTTGAATTCCCGTTGCTGCGCGCCCGTATCCGCCTGAAAGTCGTAAGGACTCATCTTGTAAGCGCCGTCGCCATAAATGTTGAAACCCATAGCCTGAAATTCACCCCAGCTTGTTGAGTAGATCATTTCTGCCGTGTAGTGCGAGCAGTTGCAAAACTTGCTGATATTATTGATGATCGCGATTTTTGCTGGAGTCAAATGCTCTGCCACTTGCAACCCCGCATAAGTTACCGGCTCAAACCGGATGCGCTTGGGATTGTTCGCGGTTTCAACCGCCCCGATGATATCAGCCACTGTATAGAACGAAAGCATTTTGTCAGCCTTTAGAAAGTGTTGCAAAGTGGGCGGGATGAGCGTATAAATAGAAAAGGTCGGTAGCTCTCCCAAGCATACCGACCTATGGAGCGCCTCCCCCGTTAAAGGAAACAACTCATGAACTCAAGTATACCAAACAAAAAACAAAATGCAAGCACTAAACGCGAATTCCGCAAAGCAATAGCGAAATTAAAGAAAGCTGGCATTGTCCCCAAAAAAGTTGATGCGCGCAGCGTCAATCAAACCAGGCATTACAAATCCCTCATTAAAGAATTTAAATCGGTTGTCGAAGGCACGGCCCGTACTGCTAAAGTCGGAGCTAACCAGATTACCGCTTATCAAGAGGCCGGGTATCAGACCAAAGGCCAACGCGTTGTCGTCCCCGTCGCGCCCGGCGAAAAGATCAACGTATCCCACGGCAAACTTTCTATTACCCGTAACCTTACAAATATCAAGACAGGGGAAGCCGTCAAATTTAAACGCGTTATTTTCCCGATACCTTTTAAGAACCTGAAAAGCTATCTGGAAAACATCGCGCAAGATTCAAGCCTGAATTCTATGATCGATAAGAATCATAAATTCGCCTTCAAATTTTACGGCAACAATTCTAGACAGGCTTTTGACAACGTTGAGGATATGATAGAATATATTCAACGTTATGAAACAATCGGTGAAGCAGAGGCCAACACTGCCCCCGGCGGTTATGAAGAGCGCGATATCTATCAAAATCTTGAGTTCTGGATTATCGCCAAAGCTAACCGGATGGATTGGGAAGGACCGCGAGAAGCACGCCGCGAAGAATACCGCAAAGAGACTAACCGTAAAAAAGCTGCCGCAAAGCGCAAGCGAGAACGCAAGGCTGTAGAAGCTGCTCAAAAAAAGCGGGAACAAAACCGCATTCGCCAACAGCGTGCGAGAGACCGCAAGAAAAAATAATCCGTTAACTTACCTTTACATTTGATGAGGCTCCCATCTCATGCGAATAGCTACCTCTGATTTCGAGACAGACCCATTTGAGCATGGCGTAGTACCCAAACCCTTTTGCGCCGGTTATTATGACGGCGAAAATTATTGGGATTTTTGGGGCGATGATTGCGCCGCGCGTTTGGTCGATCATTTTCGCAGTATCGAAGAACCAACCGTCGTTTATTTCCATAACGGCGGCAAATTCGATTTCTTCTTCTTTATTGAAGATTTAGAACAAGACGTTAAAATCATCAACGGTCGAATTGTCAAGGCTCAAATTGGGAAGGTGGAGCTTCGCGATAGCTACGCTGCAATCCCTGTACCTCTCGCCGCTTACAAAAAAGACGACGTGGATTATTCACTCTTCACCCGAGAAAGACGTAACCATCACAAAGATTACATTCTTAAATACTTAGCTAATGACTGTATCTATTTGCATGAGTTGATTTCGCCATTTATTGTAGAGTTTGGCGATAAATTGACCATTGGCGCGGCAGCGCTCAACGAGTTGAAAAAACATCACGACTTTAAAACCAGTGGCGAAGCCTTTGATACAAAGTTTCGTCAATTTTATTATGGCGGCCGATGCCAGTGTTTTCAATCAGGCGTTATTTCCTATCCCGGAAAACGCATCAAGGTTGTCGATGTTCATTCTATGTACCCGTCAGTGATGCGGGATGAAATTCACCCCACAGGAGTGGTGCATGATGTTGCAAGAGAAATTTCAGCCAATACTTTTTTCATTGTTGCCGATGGTTATAATAAAGGGGCATTCCCCCTTAGAACTAAAACCGGCCTTGATTTTGCGTCTGACTATGGAAGATATTTTATCACTATCCATGAGTGGCAAGCGGCGTTGGAAACCGGGACTTTTCTGCCTGAAAAGATCGTCAAGGCATATGACTTCTATGAAAAGACTCGTTTTAGTACGTTTGTCAATCACTTCTATTCAAAAAGAATCGAAGCCGAACATGTGGGCGATAAGCTGCACAAACTGTTCTATAAACTGATCCTGAATTCTGCCTATGGAAAATTTGCTACCGATCCTGATAACTTCAAGGATTGGGCGCTGACCAAGGCTGACGAATCAATGCCTGCCGAAGAGGGGTGGCAAATTGAGCAATTCACAATGAATTACATTTTCTGGTCAAAACCTAGTGACCGTCCGCAGTATTATAACGTCGCAACCGCCGCGAGTATTACAGGCGCTGCTCGTGCCAAATTATTACGCGGTATCGCTGCCGCCGAAAATCCCCTTTACTGCGATACTGACTCAATCATCTGCACAGATTTTCATGGCGTAATGCATGAGTCTGAATTAGGCACTTGGGATTTGGAGAAAGAGGGAACCCACATCGCCATCGCCGGTAAAAAGATGTATGCACTTTTTGACGACGAAAAATGTATCAAAATGGCTCACAAAGGCGCACGGCTGACGGCGGATGAGATTGTGAGCGTAGCGACTGGCAGTACAGTCGAATATGCCAATCCTGTACCCGCTTTTAAGCTGGATGGAAAGCACCAATTTATTACGCGAAAGATTAGGGCGACGGCGAAAGTGTAAAAGATAAGGGCCGCTAATTG